CAATTAATACATAATGATATGGAAGAGAAAAAAGTTTATTATTATTCATTTGAGACTATGAGAGCTTTAATGGAAGCTGTTAATTCTCATAAAATTTAGAAGAATGACATAATATAGATTTTCCATGATGGTAAAGATTATATAATAGTATATGAGTTATGAGTGAAATGGGAAATCTTGAGGATGTTAGAAAGAAATTTATCAATAGTGAGTACAATGAAGAGAAAGTGTACTATTGTAAAGAATGTCTTTCTTTGGCAATTATTGACGACAAAGATGAGAATGGTAATGTAAATTTCTCATTTTGTAATGATTGCGGCAGGACTGATATAGAATGTACAGATATCTTTACCTGGGAAAAAATGTATAAAGAAGCTTATGGACATAATTTTATAAAATTCAATAAATATGGAAGAGAAGACTGTTAAAATGACGCCTAAAAATAAAGAGGCAAAACAAGTTGTTAATGAACCAAAACAACCTACGTATGATGAGATGAAGAATGGATTAAACCAAATGTATCAAGAGAACCAATATCTTAGAAACGAAATTAACAAGGCTTATAAGATCATCGAGCAGATGCAGGTTGAAAACGGTTTCAAGAGATTGGATTGTTTGTTCAAGAGTCTTGAAAACGCACATTACTTTGATGATGATTATATTAATTATGTAATCAATGAAATCAAGGAAATGGTTGTTATCGAAAACAAAGACGAAGGTTCTAATGATGCTGAAACAGAAAAGGAGCCTGTAAATGAAACCTCAGATCAATAAAGCAATAATGATCCCAGTTAATGGGAAAGATGATTTCTTTAGGTCTTGGTTTGAGATGTTGAAACCTTTTCATCACTTGACAAACAGGGCAATGGATGTAGCTACTGCGTTGTTGAAGAAAAGATATGAATTAAGTAAGGTTATAAATGATACTCAGATTCTTGATAAAATCTTATTCAGTACTGATGTGCAAAAAGAAATACGTTCTGAATGCAATCTTTCAATACCGCAATTTTATGCTATATTAAACAAGTTAAGAAATAGCAATGTTGTGATAGATAATAAGATAAATACAAAATTTATTCCAAACCTAAATGAAGATGACGATAAATTTAAATTATTGATATTGTTTGACTTTAAATGAAATACATTGATATTGCACAAGATGTTGCGGATAAGACTGGAGTACCGATTGAAACAATATTGTTAATATATAAAAAACATTTTAAATTTATCGTTGATAAGATAAAATAGATAAATGTAAAGGAAATAAAATCATTTGATGATTACAGGAAATACAAATCAAGTTTTAATTTGCAACATCTTGGCAAATTTTATTTAAATTATAAGATAATAAAGAAATATAATGAGAGTATTGGAAATACAACCGATGTTCAATAACATCGTTACTACAGCAGATGAATACAAGTCAGTTCAATATATTGCAGGTACTGATATCATAGATCCTAAATCAACAAGAACGTCATTAAAGGAATATCAAAAAGTTTTGTTTGTTGGACCAAATATAAAGAGCGTAAAACCTGGTGATATCGTATGTATCAATCCAACCAGATTTGCTCGTAGAGAATATAAGGAAGGTGGTCTGCAAGAAGCTGCAGCTCAACATAACATGGTTATTAATTATGTATTTGATTTTGTTGAAGTTGATGGCAAACGACTTTTATTCATTCAAGATAGGGATATTGACTTCATTGTTACAAAATATGAAGAAGATGAAAACGATAAAGAAAACAATATAAGCCAGGCCAATTAACCTGGCATTTTTTTTATTATGAAACTGATAGAATATAAAGACTACAAAATAGTTGTGTCAGACGAGGCGTTATTGGTAAAGCCAATAAGGGATTTATTCAATAAAGACACAAGTGAAAACAAGGAAAAGTTTATGTAGCAAATGAGTTATATGTATTTCATGATAGATCCTAGAAGTACATATAACTATATTATTGACGACAATGAACGTTCCGAGCAAATTATATTACAAGAAGGTTTGCCAAAAAATTTCAAACCAAGCAAGGATTTACAACAAGCAATGGAAATATATAAGAAACATGTAATTACAACATCTTATTTATTGCTTGAAGACACTAAAATATGTATTGACAATCTTCGTAAGTTCCTGAGAAACATAGATTTCGATGAAAGAGATGAACGTACTGGGAAACCTATACATACAGTAAATACCGTAACTGCAGCATTGGATAAAATTCCTACACTTGCACAGAAGCTTGCTGAAGTTGAAAAGATTGTATATAAGGAGATTGAGGAAGCTGGTAGAGCTAGAGGTGGTAATGAGTCTAAACATGTATTTGAGGAGGGATTCTGATGAATTTTAACAAATATCAGACTAGTATAGAAGACTTGCATCTTGAAGACTATCCACAAGAAGTTGTAGAGGAATTCTATGATGCATTGAATTCAGTTCAATATATAAAAAACCTTGTATCTGAGAAAAGACCTTTGATGTCCGAATTACCAAGAGATGAACAAGGTAGAGCTATAATAGATCTTGCAAATCCACCAATATTCGAAAATGTTGATTATTTCAGACAGACAGCACTGAAATTCAAAAAAGATGGTAAATTCACTGATTTAAGACCAAATGCAAATCCAAATAGCGAATATGGCAAATGGATGAAACAAGAAGTTGAAAGATGTTGGTATGGTATGACAAGACAAGAAGATGGTGCTTGGGTAAACGGTGATATGTATTTCTATCTAAACTATGTTCCAATTGTTTAGACTTTGATTATAGAAGGTACATAGATGGCAGATCGTATTGTTGATTTTCCTGAGTTTTGGGAAGGTATTTGGTGGCGTTCGATATACATTGAGATGGCTCGTAAAAACGGAAGACATGCTGCAGAGATAGCAAAAAGAGGTGCTTCCAAGTCATATTTCGTAGCTTCGATATTAGCAAAATTGTTTACGATAGGCGAAAACAAGAATACATCAAAGCGCGTGCGCGGTATGGTTATGGCTTATCAGAAGGAATACCTTGTAAAGGACGGTACTCTAAACAAGTTCGAAGAAATGAAAGACTTCCTTGCAGAGAATACTCAATGGCCTTATAAGACATTGACTTCATCATTGGATAAGATGCAATGGGTTATGGGCTATAAGGATCTTGAGACAAACGCAAAGAAAGGTACTGGCAATGAAATAATAGGTATTTCAGCAAAAGACGACCCCGATAAAGGTCGTGGTAAACGTTCATCAAAGATAATAATAGAAGAATTTGGTAATTTCCCGAAGATTACAGATACATACAGGGTTATGTTGCCTTCAGTACAAGAAGGTGATATAGCTTTTGGTCAGATGATTCTGATAGGATGCGTTTGTGCTGGTACTAAAGTATATACTGCTGATGGAACAGAAGTGCCAATTGAAAAATTGTATCAACATGATGGTATATTGGGGTATGACTCAAATACTGATAGCATTTCAATTGAACCTATTACATATATGAAAAAACCATGTTTAAAACCATGTGTACGTATAAAAACGAAAAATAGAATATTAGAGTGCAGTGTAGACCATCCAATTTTAACAAGGACCACACATTCCAAACGTATTGTTGATTATAAAGTTGGTAACAACAGAACATTTAACTATGAATATTCTTTTATTGAAGCTGGAAAATTAACAGGTAAAAATAATCAAGGAATCGTTGTATGTGAAGCGCCAAGATTGAATTTCGGTAATATCAATTTGGAAGACCCTTATCTTATTGGTTTATTGATTGGAGATGGTAGCTACGGATTTGATAAAACCCCTGTTTTAAGTAATTGTGATGAAGATATTCTTAAATATGTTGAAGATAAATATAATTGTGTTATAGAAAAAAGTAAATTAACAAAAGATAATAAGTTATATAAGGAAATAAGAATTAAAGGTATTTGTAAAATGCTAAGAAAATGTGGCATATATGGCTAGACCAAAACAAACAAAAGATTGCCATTAAATTATAAATATCTTTCATAGGATTCCGCTTCCAAATTACTTGCTGGATTATTTGATACTGACGGGAGTATACCTATAATCAAGAAAAAATATGGTATTATAACATTGACAAGTTCTTCAAATGAAATGCTATAGCAAGTATAGGAATTGCTTATTAAATTTGGAATTAAGTCAAATATTAGTGAAATAAATGCTAAAATTATAAAAGGTAGAAAAGACAAAAATAATTGGTTTACTTTACATATAGTCGGTCGTGGAAATATCTTGAGATTTAAGAAATATATACCAATCAAAGTTAAGTATAAAATAAAAAACTTGGATGTTTTTTGCAAGCATTATAATGATGCGTATCATTATACTGACAATACTGTTATTGAAAAAATAATCAGTGTTGAAAATATAGGTATGCAAGAAGTTTATAACTTAACTGCTGGTAACACACATACATATTTAGCGAATGATATTATTACTCATAATACTGGTGGTTCTGAAGGTGCTGATTTTGCTGGTGCAATGGAGATAATCTATAATCCGTTAGGTTATAACATACAACCAGTTCAAAACGTATATGATAAGGCTTAGCAGGGTAAAAGCCAGTGTATATTCTTTTTTAGTGCATGCGTAAATCGTAAAGGATGTTACAATCATGACGGTATATCAGACATAACAAAGGCTTTGCTTGAAATTTGCCATAACAGATATATAGTTAAATATAATACGTCAGACCCAATGGCTTTGACTCGTACTAAGGCCGAGAATCCAATTACGTTACAGGAAGCTATAATGAAACGTGATGGTAGTATGTTTCCAGTTGCACAACTTGTTGATAGAATAGACCAGCTAAAACAAAACCATAGCGAATACGACGATGTGTATGTTGGTGAATTAACATTGAAAAGCGATGGTACAGTAGGTTTTAAACCAACAAATGACCAACCTATAAGGTTTTTCCCGCATAACAACAATAAACTTAAGGGTGCAATAGAGATATTTGAAATGCCACAAAAAGACCAAAACGATAAAGTGTTTAGTAATAGATATATATTAAGTTGCGACCCTTATGATGATGATACGTCACAGACACTGTCTCTTGGTTCTGTGTTTGTATTGGATTTATGGCAAGATAAGATAGTTGCAGAATACACTGGAAGACCATAGTTTGCTGATGAATTTTACGAAATAGCTCGTAGAATGTGTATTTTCTATAACGGCAAGATGAACTATGAAAACAATAAGAAAGGTATATTTGCTTATTTCAAACAGATGAATAGCCTTTATCTACTTACACAAACATTTGAATATCTTAAAGATAGAGATGATACAAAGAATCAATTAATAGGCAATAAGGCTTGGGGTACTCCTGCGACAGAAGGCATAAACTACTATGGTCGTACTTTGTTGAGAGATTGGCTATTAAAACCATTTACTGAAATACATAAGGAAGGTAATGAAGATGTTGAAGTTACAATTCCTAATTTAATGAGAATCAGAAATTTGGCATTACTTATAGAATTGTCACAATGGAATCCAGATGGTAACTTTGACCGAGTGTCTTCAATGATTATGATGATGCTATATAGGCAAGATAGGATGATCGTAATGGGAGGTGATTTGACTGGTAAGAAGCAACAGCAAGCAAGAAAAGACTATATAGGTAATGATGATTATTTTACAAGAAACTATGATAATCGTTTCAATGTTACAATATAGTTTAATGAATCTAATTAAAAATATATAATATATATAATTATTTTGCTTTTAACATAAAAATATTAAAATATTTTTATTATTTTTGCAAAGTTTTTAATTTCAAAATTATGACGGATAATGTAATAAATTTTCCAGCACAAGCTATTTCCAGATCAAGGAAAACAAAGAAATGGAGGTAGGAATGTGTTTTATGGGCTAAGAACAAAGCCACTTTCAATTACAGTCCTGTCATGAAATCCGTCATGCACAAGAAAATAAATTATGACCTTGTGAACGGTAAAATACATATGAAGGATCTTCAATTGATATTGAATCCAAATGGAATTCAAGCTAATTATCTTCCTGAACAAATACAGCATTATTCAATCATAAATAGCAAACTTGATTTGTTAAGAGGCGAAGAAGCTAAACGTGCATTTGATTTCAAGGTGATAGTAACAAATCCAAACGCAGTTTCGAAAATTGAGGAAAATAAAAAACAAGCTATGTTGCAAGATATTTAGTAGCTTATACAAAATCAGCAATTGTCTGAAGAAGAATTCAATGCACAAGCTTAGAAGATCAATGACTATTATATGTATGATTGGCAAGACATGAAAGAAATTGCTGCTAATGCGATTCTTAACCATTACATAAAAGAATATAATATACCATCTAAATTCACTTAGGGTTTTATGGATGCTCTTATTGTTGGTGAAGAAATATATCAATGCGATATAGTAGGTGGCGAACCAGTTATACAAAAAATAAATCCATAGAAAATACGCATATACAAATCTGGGGATAGTAATAGAATAGAAGATGCCGATATAATAGTTCTTGAAGATTATTGGAGTCCTGGTAGGATAATAGATAATTACTATGATGTTCTTACCGAAAAAGACATAAAGAAGATTGAAAATTATGGTAAGAACATATTCGGTGGTGGTTATGCTGATGAAATGGACAATATTGACGAACGTCCTGGTATTGTCAATATGCATATGATTACAGACCAATTTGACAAGGAAAGACTGTTTGATGATGTCGGTGAAGCATGGGCTGGTATAGATCATACATTATGTCCATATGACATGGCTGGTAATATCAGGGTACTTAGAGTATACTGGAAATCAATGGAGAAGATAAAGAAAGTCAAGTCTTATGATCCAATGACTGGAGATGAAAAGTACGATTTTTATTCGGAAGACTACATACCTAATGAAGATATGGGAGAAGAAGAATAGATATATTGGGTAAACAAAGCTTGGGAAG